CATTTCATCTTTTCTAGTCCAATCCCCGCCCCAGGTTAGCCCGTACTTTTTAGCCAGGGCACGGATCATAGGTACCTTGCTGGCCTCAAACGTGCCTACCTTGCCTAAAGGGTGTTTAGTTGCGTTTAGGTCTATAGCTGTGCCGCTAGCGTGGTTACTTAGTTTGCCTACCACACCTCTAACGTCTCTGTAGGCATAGCCCCAATCGTCAAACGTGCCGCCCTCTATAGGCTCTATTAGCTCGTTAAACTCTTTAGCAAAGTTAATAAGCAAGGGCGCTACCTTTTCAGCGCAGCGGATTTTAAGGCTTATGCCCTCAACCTTAAAAGGCTTTACGCCTATCTCAGCCTGATCCTTAGATGCTGGCCAGCCGTTGTAGCTAGTCTGCATTAAAGCCCTAAAGCTGCTTTAAGGTCTGCAACCGATAAGCCAACACTAGATAGTTTTTGGTCAATAGTTGGCTCAGGTTTTGGCGTTGGATTAGCAATTTCTGCCTCAATCTCTGCCAAAGTTGGTTGAGTTTGTTCTTTGTCTAGCCACTCCAAGCTTGAATAATTATCGCCGCGTAAAATCCATTGAGAATTAGGCTTTAATGTAATTAAAGCATCGGTAATTTGTGAGTTTTTAGATTTTTCCATTACGCACCTATCTCCATAACTATAATGCTTGCGACTTGTGTGGCCCCTGCATCTATCTTTACAGCGGCAGCTAAGCCAATTTTCATTTGTATTTTGTAAGTAACACTTGAAGTTGTAGCAGGTGAATCTAAATAACTAAAACTTAAAGGAATATAATCCTCGTTACTACTAACCGTAGCCCCTTGATAGTGGCCAAAGGTGTTTATTTGTAATTGTGTTGAATCTCGTAATAAATTGTATTGTGAATAGTTTTGAGGAGTGCTTGCACCACCTACGGTAAAAGAAGAGGCACTTGCCGTGATGTATATTTTAGAAGTTGCGCTACTAGGCGTTATACTTACCGTTAATCCTGTATCAACATAACTTGAAGAAGTTGTTGAAAAATTAGCAGTTAAAGTATCTTGCACAACTTGTAAAACTTTGCCACCACCTGCAGCAGCGGCCCATTTCATACCTGTTGCCTGAGATGAGTCAGCCGTGAGTACGGTGTTATTAGCTCCGACGGCCAAACGGCTAAAAGTGTCTGCACCCGTTCCAGGCACTAAATCGCCTTTAGCATCTATAGCTGTGGCCATTGAGTTAGTAACGGTTACGGTGCCGCTAGTGCCACCGCCGCTAATACCTATGCCAGCTGTTACGCCTTCAATATCTCCTGTTGCTCCTGAGGCTACCCACGCTGCACCGTCGTAATACCACAGGCCGTTAGTGTCTTTAGTAAAAGCAAACTGCCCCTCTTGTGGTGAGGTGATAGCTGCATCTCTTGCCGCCGTAGATGCAAAGACGTTAATGCCTTGCATTAGGTAGCCGTTAGTGTCAGCTGCCGTAAGTACCTCGCCAGTAGTAAAGGTCTTAAAACCTAATCCAGCTGCCATAGTCCTAGCTCCTTAATAACTTAATACGCCGCTGTCAAGCAAACCGTATATGGATGAGTCTAATATAAAGCCGTCAATAATTGGCTCTAAAGTAGTGAGTGTTGTTTTCCAGCTGTTAGGCGTAATGCTTTGAGCTACGCCAAACACCTGCAAAGTCTTAGTTAGCGTTGATCCGCCAGGTTGGTTAGTTGTAATAGTTACGGGGTCAAAGTAGTCCAGGTCTAGCGCTGCAATAATGCCTAAATTGTAGTTATCGGTATAAAGGTCTAGCTGTATGGCATCGCAGCGGATACTAGTCTCAGCCCTAGATGCAACGTATGCCTGTGCATAGTCAAGGGCTACGGCATCGGTCTCCATTAGTAGGTTTTGCTGGTTGTAGCTATGAATAAAATACTTATCAATACTGGGCTGATTTATGGCTACCTGGGCTGTGCCCCCTGTGCGGGTAATGCTAGCCGAGTTGTAAACTAGGGTATCGTCAAGGCGCCACACCGCATCAAAGTAACTAATATCTGTGCCGTTATCGTTAAATACTGTAGGCGTAGCCCCTGTACTGCCAGCCGTCACGTTACGATCTTGAAAGACAAACGAGCCAGCCGCATCTACATACAAAGCCCCGTACTCGCTAGTCTCCACCGTTTGCATAGCTAAAAGGCTCGTGCGGGCTGTGCCTGGGTCTGCCTGCATTGTAGTTAGCCCTGTATCTACATCACGCATAGAGGCAGGCCAATCAATAGCATCTAACAAAGCGTTAATTCTTGCCCCGCTAAGCTGACCCGCTGAGGTGCCTGCTACGGTACTTATCTGTGCATTTTGTGCCAGCCTAAAAGCATCTACGGCTGTAATAGTTGTATAAACCACATCAAGGGCATTTTTAGGTGTGGTTGTTGTATAGCTAGTAATAAAGCCAGCAAAGATAGGGTAAGTAGTTGCACCATAAGTAGCTGTAATTTGCACTTTACGCATAGGTGTTAAAAGTCCTGCGTATGGTGAGCTACCATTTTGAGGGTTAAAGTCTCCGTTTTGGTCAACGATACGCATAGTAAGAGTGCCAGTTTGAAATTGGTCAGCCTGTGGGTTACGCCCGCGCTTTGTCTGAATACTATCTACTACGTCAGATACGTCCACAATAACGCTAGCTGCATCCGCCAGGATATTGGTGCCTAATATACCGCTATCCAAAATCATAGCCTGAGCAAAGCTAGGGCCAGTACTAAAGTTAATAACAGCGTGAATTACTGGCAGGGTCATATCGCGCCAGCAAAGTTAAGGTTATTGCCAAACCTATTGTTTTCTTGTACTGCCGTTTGTACTACTTCAATAAGGCCGCTTGTTTTGTCTATAATCTCTACGGTTACGGTTGAACCTGATCCATAGCCTGCGCCTCTGTTCATATCGGCGCTATAGCCGCCAAAGTCTCCTAGTTTTCTTTGGAACTCAATTAGCGATAAATAAGCGGCGTAATTTTCTTGCTCTTGTAATATGGCAAAAGCCGTAGCGCGCTCGGTTGCAGCATCGGCATACTCTATAACTGCATCTATAGAGGTGTTAGGGTCAAAAACTACAGGTGGTACATAATCGCCTGTAGGAATACCTGAGCTGGGTTTAGTGCTAGGTGTTGCCCCTGCCTGTGCCAAAAGCCTTAGCATCTCGCGTATCTTGTCTAAAGCCATATTTAGATTTTCTTGATCTATAAGCTCTTTAGGTTTTAGACTATCCAAAACTGTCTTAATACCTAACAAAGTAAAGTTTTGGCTTTGCAAGGTACCTAAGATTTTTAAGTCCTCATTAAGTTGTTTTGTGGCGCGTTCAATACGAGCTACATCTTTAGAGGCTATGGCATCTTCAAGCTCATTTATGGATTGCTTTACCTTTAAGCGTTGTATGTCATTAGCAATAGATAGTACTTGAGCAGCGCTCTCAGCTTTGCCTAAAGCCTCAGCCTGGCCAATTAGGGCTGCGTTAAGTTGGATCTTATCCATATCAAAAATATCTGTGCCCTTGCCTAAAGCTAGCTGGCCCGCGGCTATTGCCTTGTCTAATTTAGCCTGCTCTTTTTTGGCTTTTGTAGTTGCTAACGCCGCCGCAGCTTGAGTTTTAGCTAGCTTGGCTAGCTCTTTATTACGCTTGATTGCCTCAAGCTCTGCTTTCTTTCTAGCTGCAGCATCCGATACGCCCGTAGCTTGATTAGCTAAAGTCATAGGCTGGCTAAAAGGCTGTGGGCCTTTAATCTCTTTAAGTAACTCAGCTGCGCGTTGTGGGCTAAATCTGCCTAATACGTTGCCAACCGCACCAAAAACGCCTTTAACTATGCCTGCCCCTGGAATAGTAGCTATCTGCTCTTTAAGATAAATAATGCTATCTATAAAATTGGCTAAAGATTTAGCCGCATTTTCTATATCTGTGCCTAAGTTTGCTATACCGTCATTACCACCTACAGAGGTAATTGCATTGACTAAACTTTCTCCAATAATTTCTTTAGCTTTATTAGCTGTCTCACTTAGTATTGCTAATTGGCCAGTATATGTAGCAGCCGCTGCCGTTGCTGCACCTGCAAAATTATTATTTAACTTAGTCTGCAACTCATTAAAACTCATAGCAGCTAACTCAGCTGTAGTCAGCCCAATATCATATTTTTTAAGAGCTTTAGTATTACCTAAATATGCTTGAGATAAATCTTGTGCAACTTCTGTGACATCAACTGAATTAGCAGCTGCTACATCTAAAGCCGTGTTAAAAATCTCTATAGATTTAGCAGTTGAGCCTGTAACTGTTAACAAAGCCTGCAAGGCTGGCGTAGCTTGGCCCCCAGTTACCCCATAAAGTTTGCCTATTTTGTTTATGTATTGATCTATATTCTGTTGGTCAAAAGCCAACCCTAGATTTTTTACAGTATTGGCTAGTGTTGCAGCCTCTTTTTGGGCGCCCGTAAACGAGTTAACAGCCGACTTACCAAAAGATACAAAAGCTGCAGCACTAAGGCTCACACCTAATACGCGGCCTAAACTCTTTACGCTGCCCGTAAGTT